TTAATCTTGAATGCGGTAGAAATGTAAACATCAAAGCCAAGGGTAGATTGAATGGAGATTTTTTACAAAATATTCATTTGAGATCTGCTTTAGACATGAAAGTTTTTGTCAGTGAAAGCTTAGATATTAAAATTGGCACCAAGACCAAATTTACCACCGGCGATTCGTTTGATTTAGCAGTAGGAACAAACACAAAAATTACTTCACTTGGAACGACCGACATCAAGTCAGTGTCGAGCCTAAAAATTGCATCATCAACACTAGACATTGCAGCTTCTGGAAAAATAGTTGTTTCAGGCAGTAGAATAGATTTAAACGGACCACAGGCAGCTCAAGCTGCTTCCGCTGACTCTGCAGTGACCGCACCTCCTTTGTCAACCCATGAGGTTTCAGCTACTGCTATCGGAGATTGGACGACAAAAAGATATCAAGCCGGAACATTATCTACGATAATGAAACGTGTGCCCATGCATGAACCTTGGAAACTACATGAACACATGTCACCACAACTGTTAACGCCCACTGATACAGATAGAGAGGTTGGGGGTGTGCTATCAGAAGAATACAAAGAGGCAACAGAAAACAGCAAGGTGTCTGCATCGGCTGCACACGTGGCTGAGATCAATGATTATGATGCTGCTAAGCCAGATCCAGTAACTGGAAAACCAGTGGTTCCTACATCGATATCGATTCCAACCGGAGGTATTAATTTAACCGCAGAATATTTTGCACCTAGTAGGTATGGAAAAAGAACTGCTGAAAATCTCATGACCTTAGATCCCACAGTAAGAGTGGTATTTGCTAGAGCAATCAAAGCATTTATCACTGAATATTTTTCAAAAGGATGGGATATGAGTGTGTCTGAATGTCTTAGACCATTAGCAAGAAGTCAGCAACTATATGACGCTTATAAAGCAGGTACAGGACCACAAGCTGCTCCTCCCGGTAATAGCTGGCACAATTATGGAGCAGCTGCTGATATCTTAATTTATAAAGATGGAAAATGGGATTCGTTAAACAAATTAGGTGCTTACACAGGATTTGCTCAACAATTTTTAGCAACAATGGGTATACACAATAATGCAGGTGCCAACGATAGTGGTCATTTCGTTCCAAAACAGATGTCAGTGGGTGTGCCTAAGGCAGTGAAGACGGGACAGTTGACTATTGCACAGATAATGAGCAATAAGGCATAAGGAAAAAAATATGGCTACTAGACTATACAATCAAAAAATCGCAGCACAGAGTGTGGCCAATGTCACTGAGAATCAGGCCAAATATACTTATAAAGGATTTAGCTCCAGCGAATCTAATAAGAACTTTAAACTATATGACATTAATCTTGTCAAGCAGGATTTGATCAATCACTTCTACATTCGCAAAGGTGAGAAATTAGAAAATCCAGAATTTGGCACAGTGATCTGGGACATGCTGTTTGAACCATTTACCCCTGATGTCAAAGAGATCATAGCCAAGGATGTGGAAGCCATTGTTAACTATGATCCTAGGATATCCGTACAAGAAGTTCAGGTAGACAGCACGGATCAAGGCATGCGCATCCAGGTGGAATTAATTTACAGACCTTTCAATATCACTGAAAAAATGTCACTTAATTTTGATAAAACTAACAGGGTTATAAACTGACCATTTAATTTTTTAAGGTAAATATTGGTATGACTACAACCAGCAGGCAAAATAATTTAATCTTAAATCAAGATTGGACTAGAATCTATCAGACATTTAGAAACGCTGATTTCAAAAGCTACGACTTTGAAAATCTACGTAGAGTTATTATCACGTACCTTAGAGAAAATTATCCAGAAGATTTCAACGACTATATTGAATCCAGCGAATATCTTGCGCTGATAGATGCTATTGCTTTTCTAGGACAAAGTCTGGCATTCCGTATAGATCTTGCTAGTCGCGAAAATTTTATTGAGTTGGCAGAAACCAAAGAAAGTGTGTTGCGTATAGCTCGAATGCTGAGTTACAATGCTAAACGAAATGTGACTTCTAAAGGATTGTTGAAATTCACTACCGTAAGTACCACTGATAATATCATAGACAGCAATGGCAAGAATCTTGCGTCACAATTAATAACCTGGAACGATCCCACTAACACCAACTGGCTAGAACAGTTTCTCACTGTATTGAATTCTGCCATGGCAGATAACACAGAATTTGGTCGCAGTCAAGGTTCGGCTATAATTCAAGGAATCCCTACAGAACAGTATAGATTTCGCACTATTAGCTCAGATGTGCCGTTGTTTTCATTTAGTAAAAATGTCAGTGGCTTAGGTATGGGATTTGAAATAGTATCTACAGCATTTAAGAACAGCGAAAACATCTACGAAGAACCGCCAGTGCCTGGCAACCAATTGGGTTTCATATATAAAAATGACGGGTCGGGGCCTGGTAGTGCAAACACAGGATTTTTTATACAGTTCAAACAGGGCACTATTGAATTAGCGGAGTTTACTGTAGACGTTCCTACTACCAATGAAAAAATTGCTGTAGATGCAGGCAACATCAACAATGATGATGTGTGGTTATTTTCATTAAGCTCACAGGGTACACAACTAGAAGAGTGGACTAAGGTATCGTCTCTGGTAGGCAACAATATAGCCTATAACAGTGTTGCTCAAGACATTCGCAACATTTATGCCATAAACACCAAAGAAAATGACAATATTGATTTGGTGTTTGCAGACGGAGTTTACGGAAATCTGCCGCAAGGATCATTTAGGGTATTTTATAGAACCAGTAATGGATTGAGTTATACCATATATCCTAATGAAATGCGAGGCATTAATATCAGTGTAGTATATCTTAACAAATCTGGAATTGAGCAGACATTAACTATTGGACTGGCATTACAGAGCACAGTGTCAAATTCAGCAGCATCTGAAGATATCGATGTTATCAGAGCCAACGCCCCTGCAGTGTACTATACACAGAATAGAATGATCACAGCAGAGGATTATAATCTTGCTCCTTTGACAAGCTCTCAGAATATTCTAAAAATTAAAGCAGTGAATAGAACCTCTAGTGGAATCAGTAGAAATTTTGACATCCTAGACGCTACAGGAAAATACAGCAGTATTAATGTGTTCGGCGATGATGGCTATATCTACAAACAAGAAAATGAATCCACGCTGTCATTTAAGTTTTCTAATAGATTAGATATCATTAATTTTATTAGACGCAGCATCGAGCCTGTGTTCACAGACACTGAAGTTTATAATTTTTATTTCACAAAGTTTAATAAAATACTGTTCACAGACACCAATACAGTTTGGCAAGCAGTCTCCAGCGACACTGGGTATTTTAAAAATCTCGTAGACAATTCACTGCTTCGAGTGGGCACATATTCGACTGCTGTTTTAAAATACCTACTAGTAAACAGTTCGATAAAATTCACAGCCCCGCAAGGATTTGCATTCAAAAAAGGAAAAATTGTTGCGGCTGATTCTACTGACCCGACACAGACTTCTAGTCTTTGGACCAAGGTAGTTAGAATAGTTGGTGATGGAACCAATGCCGGCCGTGGAGTGTTGACTAATGGATTAGGTCCAATTCTTTTCAGTGATGTCATACCAACTGGTGCTGTAGCCGAGAGAATCGTACCAAGATTTATCAACGATCTTGATACCGCATTGGAAAACGAGATAGTTAATCAGGCATCAGCAAATCTTAATTTTGGACTGAGATATTCTGATGTAGAATCGCAATGGAAAATAATCACAGCCAGCAATCTTAATCTCGTTGACGATTTCAGTCTAGGTAAATCAGGTGATACTACTAATACCGCAGTGGATAGTTCGTGGATCGTGGCCTTTGTCAAACAACCTGATAGTTATACTGTGAGAATACGCACTCTAAGTTATGTATTTGGCAGCGTTAACCAAAATCGTTTTTATTTTGATGCTAACGAAAAGCGTTATAATGATCAACTAGGAGCTGTAGTCAAAGATCAAATCAAAGTACTGGGAGTTAACACTGCCAGCGACCTCATCAACGAACTGCGTCAAGATATAGATTTTGAAATCAGCGATTCTATAAAATTCGCTGACGGATACGAAAGCACCAACGAAATCAAATTAGGATTCCGAGATTCTGACGACGACGGAGTGATAGATAATCCTGACAGCTTTGAAAACGTAGTAGGTATTGATCAAGACTTGAACTTCTTGTTCTTTGAAGAAATCACTGATGTGTACGGTACTACAATTTTTAATCTGTTAGATAACTCCAATGACCTTATATTAATTAGAGAGAAAGAATCTCTTATAGATTTCAACGACACTGCAACTTATCCGGACCAGCAGTTGATATATTTCTATGATCAAGCAGAAGACATAGTGAAAAAAATCAACAGAACCACAAACAGTCTAGACACTGTGAATCAATACAAAGCAGAGATTGGTAGAAGAAATCTTAAATTTCAATACGTCCATAATGCCAGTGTGGATCGAAGAATCGATCCCTCATCTAGCAATATCATAGACATATATCTGTTGACTAGAAGTTATGATCAAGACTATAGAATTTTCTTAGCAACCGGATCGAATGTTGAACCAATACCTCCTACCAGCGATGATTTACGAACCACCTTCGGTACTGTGTTGTCTCCTATTAAATCTATCAGCGATGACATAATTTATCATCCAGTGAAATACAAGGTGTTGTTCGGAGCCAAAGCTGATGCCAAACTGCAGGCAGTATTTAAGATAGTGAAAAATCAAAATCAATCCGTTAATGACAACGATCTCAAGGTACGTGTGGTTACTGCTATCGATGGGTTCTTTGATATCAATAATTGGGACTTCGGTGATAGATTTTACATGAGTGAGCTGACCACATATATCCTAAATTCTGTGGCACCCGATCTTGCTAATATAGTTATAGTTCCCAAACAGGCGTCTCAGGTGTTTGGTAGTTTGTTTGAAATACAGAGCAGAGCAGATGAAATATTAATCAGCGGCGCCACTGTAGATGACATAGAAATAGTCACCGCAATCACTGCTGCTAGTATCGGAGCAAATATAAATTCAATCGTGTCAACGACCTAAACTATGGCAAATAAATTTTATCCTAAAAGTAATTTACCTATCAGAAAATCAGTAGAACTATTGCCGCTGGTATTTCAAACCCCTGCCAATGACAAGTTCTTGTCAGGGGTGCTCGATCCCTTAATTCAGCCAGGAGTACTGGACAAAGTTGTAGGGTATATTGGTCGTAGATACGATAAAACCTACAACGGCAAAGACATATATGTGGATACAGATGCCACACTGCGCAGCAGTTATCAGCTGGAACCCGGTGTGATCTATCGAGACGATGATAAAATACAGAACTTCTATGACTATATCGATGTTAAAAATCAACTGAAATTTTTTGGTAATAACATAGAAAGGGATGACAAGGTCACTGGACAAACACACTATACTTGGGATCCTCCTATAGAATGGGATAAATTTATCAATTATAGAGAATATTACTGGGAACCCACTGGGCCCCGCAGTATTCAAGTCGCCGGACAAAATGTTGGTATAGTCAGCACATATAAAGTGGTATTAGGTACAACTGCAAATTCATTTGTGTTTACTCCAGATTCGTATACCAATAATCCCACACTGACACTGTACAGAGGACAAACATATAAGTTTAGGGTAAATGCACCAGGACAAGGCCTCGCCATACGTACTAACTACGACACCGGTTCTCTGTTGTTTATACCTAGTAAAACATACCTAGCAGGTAGTCTTGCGGTCTATGATGGAAAACTGTGGAGAGCTATTAGAGATGTTACCGGCCTAGACACTAGCTCAATTACCATAGACAGTGAAGATTGGCAGTATATAGAACCAGCTAGTCTCGGTAATGCTTTAGACTACAGCAAAGGTATTACAAATAATGGCATAGAAAACGGTACTCTGACCTTTGAAGTCCCCTATGATGCACCGGATACACTGTATTATCAGAGCAAAATTAATCCCGACATGTTCGGTAGATTTGTCATAGCTGATATAGAAAGCAACAGCTTTGTAAATGTAGATCTTGAGATCGTAGGAAAAACCACATACACCAGCGGTAATGGTGTTGTGTTCAGTAATGGTATGATAGTGGAATTTATAGGTAATGTATCTCCAGTGCAATATTCTCGAGATACTTGGTTGGTAGAAGGCGTAGGCATTGCGATAACACTGACTAGATTCAACGATTTAACTGTACCTAGGTTGACCACAGATGTTCCTGAGGTATTGTTTGATAACACAGGATTTGACACAGAGCCGTTTGATGATGCATCTGAGTCCGCTACATACAAAGACTACATCACTGTTGCTAGAAACAGTGCAGATAGAAATCCCTGGAGTAGATACAATCGTTGGTTTCACAGAAGTGTGCTAGAACAGGCTTATAAGAGCAGAGGTGAAGATTTCCCTGCTGCAGAATCGGCTCGCGCCAAACGTCCTATTATAGAATTCACAGCTGATCTTAGATTGTTTAATCATGGAGTCACAGCCAAGCAAGCTGTAGATTACATTGACACCAATACCACAGACATATTTTCAAATATAGAAGGATCTCCCGGATATAACATAGACGGTGAATTTTTGTTTGAAGGAGCCAGAATTCTTGTAGTAGCAGACACTGATCGTCTTGCCAACAATCGAATTTACACTGTTGGATTTATAACTCATAATAATCGTAGACAGATACATCTAACTTCCGCAGATGACAGCGATTCTCTCATAGATGAATGTGTGTTAGTGCGTCGAGGCACAGTGAATCGAGGCAAGATGTTTCATTACACAGGTACGGAATGGGTCGTTAGTCAAGCTAAAACTTCTGTAAATCAAGCCCCGAGATTTGATGTGTTTGATAAAAATTCAGTGAGCTTTGGAGACGCTGCTACTTATGCAGACACACAATTCCAAGGTTCAAAAATCATCAGTTATAAAACTGGAACTGGTAACGTTGATAGCGAATTAGGTTTTCGAATCAGTTATCTAAACATAGATAATATCGGAGATATACAGTTTGATTTTAACTGGGATACTGACACCTTTGATTATACCATTAATAAAATACCAGCAAATAAAAAAATTGCCACAGGCTTCTATAAAATAGCAGATATATATGCCAATGGATGGAGAGAATTATCCAAGGATTATCTACAACCTATAATAGACAGTCAAGTAGTAGATACTGCTACAAATACACTGAGATTTTTTACGGTAAAATGGGAAACAATTACTCAAGAGCCTAGAATCAACTTCTATGTGAATGGTGTAAAATATCAAGGAACATGGACTAGACAGCGAGAAGTATTTGAGTTTTCTACACAATTCTCAGTCAAAGATGTTGTAGTGATCAAAATATTGGTAGATCAAGAACCCGACGAGGGATATTACGAATTACCAGTGGGCTTAGAAAAAAATCCATTTAATGCAGAGTTAGCATCGTTTACATTAGGTCAGGCATTAGATCATATTTCCAGTGCAGTAGAATGGGATACAGATTTCATCGGCGCAATGCCAGGGTTTAGTAATCTCAAAGATTTAATAGATTACAAGCAACATGCCAAACGATTTCTCAAACACAGCGGAGTAGCTCCGTTGGCAGTTATGAGTCTCTGTGACAAGACACATAATATAATCAAGTCTTTACAATACGCACAAAAATCCTATACTGATTTCAAGAACAATTTGATCATACGATCTGTTGAAATTGATTTCAATGATTCTGTTCCCGATTTTCTAGACGACATCATTAATAGTCTAACATCGACTAAAAAATCCACTGATGCATTTGCATATTCTGATATGCTGGGTGCAGGCGCATATACCGCCATAACTACAACAGTTGAAGATACTGGTATAACAACGTTTGCTCTATCAGAAAAATTTGATCTACAAACTCTCAGCACCCGTGCAGTTTATGTATACTTAAACGGTCTACAGCTGTCTAACACCAAAGACTATGAGTTTGTATCGACTTTTGGATTTGTGCGAGTACTGGTAAATCTGCAAGAAGGCGACATACTGGAAATCAGAGAATATGTATCCACAGCCAGTAATTATGTGCCGCCTACCCCAACGTCGATGGGCCTATATAAAAAATATCTTCCGATGAAATTTCTTGATGACACATACCAAGAACCTAGATTCGTGATACAAGGCCACGACGGTAGTATCACTGCTGCATATAATGATTTCCGCGACGACTTGCTATTAGAATTCGAACTTAGAATTTATAACAATATTAAGCAGCAATATGATACTGCGGTATTTGATATTGACGCTGTATTAGGCGGATACTACGGTGTTGGCGAATACGATAAGTCACAACTAGATGCTATAGTGGTTCAGGATTTTCTAAAGTGGATTCAAAATACTAATATTAACTATACTCTAAACGAGTATTTCGACAGTGAAAATTCATTCACTTATACCTATTCAAACATGACGGATCCCACTAAGACCAAAAACATTCCTGGTTGGTGGAGAGGTGTGTATCAGTATTTCTATGATACTGACAGACCACATCGCTGTCCTTGGGAAATGTTGGGATTTAGTGAACAACCTACATGGTGGGAAGCTGAGTATGGATCAGCCCCATACACCAGTAATAATTTGATTCTATGGGAAGATCTCGAAGCTGGAATAATTCGCAAAGGTGTTCGAGCCGGTCGATATGACAGATACAAACGTCCCGGATTGATTTCGCATATTCCTGTCGACGGCGACGGTAACTTGCTGAGCCCGCTGAATTCTAATCTAGCACAGCAGTTTTCATTAATCAATAATCAGGGACCTTTTGCCCTAGGTGATATCGCTCCAGTAGAATACGCATGGAGATCTAGCTCAGAATGGCCATTTGCTGTGATAACAGCTATGTGCTTGATGAAACCATTTGAATATATCACAGATAATTTTGATAGATCGATCACACAGTTGAATAAATTAGGTCAGTACATTAGTACAGTTACCGAATTGTTCATCGACACTGATGACATTGCACCAGCGGTGTCTAGTGAATTATCTATAGGTCTTGTAAAGTATCTCGTCAGCTATACTAATTCCCGTGGTATGTCTGCCAGCACACTGCAAGACAAGATATCAAAACTTGATATAGCCCTGTCATATAGAATGAGTGGATTTGTAGACCAGCAGCAACAAAAATTTCTTTTAGATTCCAAGAGTCCTGCAGCTACCACGTCTAGTATTTTTATTCCACCGGAAAATTACGACATCATATTCAATGTCAGCAGTCCTATATCCAGCATCACATACAGTGGAGTTATCCTTGAAAAAACTCAAGGAGGATGGTTAGTCAAGGGGTATGATGATATACAACCGTACTTCACGTATCATCAACCTTTGATCAGTCAACAAGATCCTGTGATATCAGTCGGCGGAGTCAGCGAGTCATTTACTGATTGGATCGAGGACAAGAACTATAATAACGGAGTGCTGGTAAGATATCAAAGTAATTTTTATCGTGCTCTAAAAACTCACAACAGCAGCTCGGGGTTTGATAGAACTAATTGGCAGAAACTAGGAAATATACCTCGAATCGGCGCGGTAGAAGCTCAAAGAAGAAAAACATTTAATGTCATAACTACTAGAAAGATCAGTTACGGTACAAGACTGACCAGCATTCAACAAGTGGTTGATTTTTTGTTGGGATATGAAAGTTATTTAAAAAGTCAAGGTCTAGTTTTTGATAACTATGATCCCGTAAATCAAACCAGTCAAGATTGGTTAAGTGCCTGTAAAGAATTCATGTTCTGGACTAAGCACAACTGGGAAATTGGAGCTATAATATCACTTAGCCCTTCAGCACAGAAATTGCAGATATCTACACCTGTGGGCGTCTCCGACAACGTTCTAGATGGATTTTATGATTATCAGGTATTGAAAGCCGATGGCAAACCTCTGGCTCCGAAATTCATTAACGTGAATAGAAGTTTTCAAACGGTCACTGTAGAAACCACAAATACCACAGACGGTTTATTTTATGTAAAACTGTATTTTGTGCTTAAAGAGCATGTAACTGTGTTTGATGATAGAACAGTGTTTAATGATATCATATATGATAAAACTACAGGATATCGTCAGGGCCGTATCAAAATGCAGGCCTTCCGAACAGTAGATTGGGACGGTGATTATACTAGTCCGGGCTTCTTGTTTGACAATGTTGATATACAGGTATGGAAACCTTTTCAAGATTACAAACTAGGTGATATAGTTGCATACAAATCATACAATTGGACCAGTTTAGTTAATCAGTTGGGTACTGAACAGTTCAATGATGCCAACTGGGTTAAATTAGATTCCCAACCACAAAAACAGTTAGTGGCAAACTTTGATTACAAGATCAAACAATTCAGCGATTATTTTGAAACATCCTCAGAAGGCGTTAGTCAGAGCCAGCGTGACCTGGCAAGACATGCAGTGGGATATCAACAGCGAGATTACCTACAGAATCTCGCAGAAGATCCTGTAAGCCAGTTCCAGTTATATCAGGGATTTATTAGAGAAAAAGGCACCAGTAATTCTATTACCAAAATCTTTGGAAAACTCAGCCGCAGCGGCTCATCTAGTATACAACTCAATGAAGAGTGGGCATTTTTACTTGGTAGAATAGGAGGCACAGATCAATTCACCGAAATAGAAATTCAGTTAATTAAAAATAAATTTTTGTTGAATCCTCAGTTGTTTATAGTGAATAACATAGAAACTGCACAGTCGTTGGACCAATATTACAGGCTCACTGCCAGCGATTTCACCATTTCCCCTGTGCCATACGCAGTGAATATTCTGCCTACCTCAACAGAAACACTGCCTACACAAACCGCAGGTTATGTGGGAACTAATCAGTACCAACATGTAATTGCTACCATAGATGATCTAGGCTCTCTAGACATTTCTACAGTCAATGAAAACGACCATATCTGGATTACTTTTTACCAGGGCAGTTGGACGGTATTGAGAGCGAATGAGTCTCAATTGGCATACGTCGAATCGTTAATTAGAGTTGACGACACCACAGTAACACTGACATTGAATAAACCACATGCGATTGCAGTCGATGAATTTATAGGTGTCCGTGACATAATTAATCTCACAGGATTCTTCCGAGTTACAGCAGTTACTAATACCACAGTTACAGTAGCAGTAGATGCAGACATTGAAGATCCTGAGCTAGATAGCAGCACAGTGATTTATATTATCTTATTAACATCTGCACGATTCGCTGATTATGCTAGTATTGATCAGCGCAGTGCAGCTCTACTAAAAACTAAGTCTTTGGTTTTTGTTGATGATAATGGCAGCGAACAGTGGGAAATTATAGAAAAAAATAAACTATATACTGCAAAAACAGTCACAGATTTCTCTGTGTCTTCACCGTTAGGTGCAGGCACCAAAGTCATATACGACAACAATCTCAAACATGTTATCGTCAGTATACCCGGGTCTGGGTTTGTCAATGTCTATGTAGAAACTGATACAGGACTAATTCTTAAACAGATCGTTGCACCTCCGTCGGGGTTTTATAATATTGCTGTAGGCTCATTCGGCGAAAAAATGACCGTAAGCCCAGACGGCAAGTACCTTGTGATAGGTGCTCCTTTGGCCAGCGGTGTTCCCAGCAATTTCATGGGTGAATGGGCAGCAGACGTATTCTATCAACAAGATGAAATTGTTTTATATGGTGGTAGATTATACCGAGCTAAAAATGCCAATACTGCAATAGGAGATGGCAGCACTGATCTAGCTATTAACACGGATGACTGGGAACAACATGTCACAGGTATACCATCGGCAGAGTCTGGCAGAAATCCAGGATACTATCAACAAGGCATGATAGCTATCTATCAATTCATTGGCGGTAGATATCTGAACACTGATGCATTTGTTTCACCGAGACCCTCAGACAACGAACTGTTTGGATCTGAAATAACCATAGGCGTAAACGGCACTGAATATTACATGGCAGTGTCTGCTATAGGATCTTATAACAACACTGGCAGGGTGTATCTCTATAAATTCAATGGCACTGCATGGACACACATGGAAAATCCGTTGTACAAGGGAGTCTACGATCTATTTGAATCATATAAGCAAGGTGAAATAGTGTGGCAAGCTGCCCAAGATCCTGTACTAGAAGGTGTTCGCGGTAATCTCTGGCAGACTCTCGATACGTCAACATCAGACGGCAGTACTATCACTGTAGATTCGCAGGACTGGGTTAAGGTCAGTGATATTTCTACACACTGCTCATTGCCTACAAACATCTCTGTTGAAAATGATGGATCGACGTTGGAGTTTACTACCACAGGTCTATTAACAGACTTGCAAAAAGCAGAACTGGTTAAACAAGGGGATCAATTTGGTTTCTCAATGACCATGAGTAGAGATGGCAGTATACTAGTCATTGGCGCACCCGACAGTGACGGGCAATATTTTGTCAATTATAGAGGCTTATGGCGAGGAGATGTAGAATACGTAGAAGGCGAGGTAGTACGATATCAAGGATCGCCGGGCGACTCGTATCAGTATTATCAGTTAGGTGATACGTTTTTAGGCCCGGACAGCACATATCGCAGTTATAACGAAGACCCGTCCAATAGTGTAAATTGGCAACAAGTGGGTGACAGCACCACGGTTTCATCCGGAAAGATATTTGTGTATAAGAAAACCTCATACGATTCCTATGAGCTTACACAAATGATAAATGCAGGATCACTGTCTTCATTCACAGATATAGATTCAGGGCTGATAATCAGCACAGGTGATCAATTTGGATTCTCTATGGACATAGATTCTGCCGGAACTACGTTGGTAGTATCAAGTCCAAAAGCAGATATAAACTACCAAGATCAGGGATCGGTATATTTGTTGGAATTAGACCAACCTGTAACAGAATTCCGTGTGAAACAGAAATTGCAGAGTTTTGATATATACGCCAATGAGTATTTTGGCTATGCAGTATCAATTAGCCCCAACGCTGCAAAAATAGCTGTGGGCGCAAGAAATACCAAAACATCATTTCCTATAAATTTTGATATACTTGAAGGCACTACATTTGATAATGCCAGCACACGATTCTTTGTAGACCGAGGATTTACAGGTGGTGTGTATGTGTTTGATAAAAAAGACCAGGTATTTTTCCTTACCGAAAAATTAGACGCTAGTTTACAGGCAGATGAATCTTTTGGGTCTAGTATAGATTGTGTGGGAAATAAAATACTAGTAGGATCTCCTTACTACAAAAACTCAGCGACCAATAGCACTCAAGGACTGGCAAGACTATTTACGGCCAGTCAAGATGCAGTATCTTGGATTACATTAACTACTCAACAGCCGTTGATTGATCTTAGAAAAATTAAAAAAATTGAATTATATGACAATGTGCGCAACATAAAAATTCAGGATGTTGATTATGTCAATGCTGCTGCTGGTAAAATATTAAACATAGCGGAACAGGAAATTAAATTCAAAACTCCATATGATCCTGCAATTTACTCTATAGGCACGGACGAGGTAGTAGTAGATACATCAGTAAATTGGTTGGAAAAAAATGTAGGAAAATTATGGTGGAACACTGGCACAGCTAAGTTTCAATACGCTGAACTAAACGATGCTGCATATCGTTTAGGTGCTTGGAATCAATTAGTAACCGGCGCAAGCATAGATGTATTCGAATGGGTAGAGACAGTGCTGTTACCTAGCGAGTGGGCAGCTCTAGCAGATACAAATATTGGATTAACACAGGGCATCAGCGGTCAGCCATTATATCCCAATGATGATGTCTATAGTGTAAAACAATTTTTCAGTGCCTATACTGGCACGGTCAGCGAAACATACTACTATTATTGGGTAAAAAACAAAGCTGTAGTACCCGTATCTATGTCTGACAGAACACGGTCAGCTGCAGAAGTTGCAGGACTAATCGCTAATCCCAGCGGATCTGGCGTAGCGTATGTTGCATTTATAGAGGCTGACAAGTTTGTGACATATAATTTCAATTCAGTTATACCATCAGATACAGCACTGTTGAACTTTCAGTTGAGAACCAATCTAGAATCTCAGGTGCCTGTACACAGCGAATATCAGTTGTTAACAGAAGCAGTGGCAGATAGTCTTCCGTCAATGAAATTAGAAAACAAATGGATTGACAGTTTGGTAGGTTCTGATATAGCAGGTAATAGAGTTCCCGACACTGATCTTTCAGCCAAACAAAAATATGGTATTAATTATCGTCCTCGACAGACCATGTTTGTTGATCGTGTATTAGCATTGAAAATTACCATAGACTATATCAACAACATTCTTGAAAAAGAAATGTTTGCAGACACTATTGATTTCACAAATCTCAACAAAGTAGACAGTGAGCCTAGTGCTGTGTTGAATATTTTTGACGTTACTGTAGACAACGATCAAGATCTACAGACAGTAGGAACAGTGAGGATCAAACAGGCGATATTACGTGGTAATTTAATTAACGGCGAACTAGATACAATTGATATTATAGATCCCGGATTCGGATATAAACCTAAAGCAGCTATACTGGGAACATCACCTCAACTATATGAAGGACCCCCGATAACCATCAGTGGTGATGGCATCAAGGCCTCTGCGGTGTGCAGGATTGACGGCCAGGGAAGAATAGCACAGGTGATATTGACCAATAGAGGTAAAAAATACAGCACGATAAATGTGCAAGTAAGATATTTCTCTGTGTTGGTAAAAAATGATTCCACCCTCAATAATTTTTGGAGCATATACGCTTGGGATAACATCCGCAGAGTATTTTTCCGCAGCCAGTCTCAAGCCTTCGATACTACTAGATACTGGTCTAGAATAAATTGGACTAAATCGGGATACGATTCGAACCTCAGAATAATCAGAGAATATCACAGCATCTACGATGAAATCGATACCAAAGTCAGTGTAGGTGATATCATAAAAATCAAAGAATACACATCCGGCGGATGGGCAGTGTTTGAAAAAATTGCAGACACTGGAGAAACGTTTCTCGATAGATATATGATAATCAGTAGAGAGAATGGTACTATTAAATTAGACTCATCATTGTATGATACCACGATCACTGGTGTAGGATTTGATAACACGCAGTCATTTGATACCACAACATATGACATAGAAAATGCTAACGAACTGCGAAATATTTTTGCTGCTGTTAAAAATGATATCTTTGTTGGCGATTATGCAGTAGAATGGAACAAGTTATTTTTCACATCAATTAGACAGGTTCTAAGTGAACAACAGTATGTTGATTGGGTGTTTAAAACCAGTTTTCTAAATGCAACACATAATGTAGGATCTTTTGAACAAAAACTCAACTATAAGAATGATAATCTAGTCAGCTTTCAGGATTATATTGATGAAGTTAAACCTTATAGAACCAAAGTTCGTGAATATGTCAGCAGATATGATACCTTAGAAAATTATGCACAATCTACAGCAGATTTTGATCTTCCACCGACTTATTCTGTCGTAGATGGCACAGTAGTTCCTATTACATCTTCTCGTCCAGAACTAGACGCCTATCCATGGAAATGGTGGGCTGATAATCGCGGTTATTCAGTTACAGCCATTCAGATATATGTTAATGGAACACAATATGCAACCCCTCCTAGGGTATTGATCGAAGGTGACGGAACTGGAGCTACTGCTCAGGCATTTATTGCTAACGGTAAAGTATCCGGCATTCGTATGCTGACCACAGGCACCGGTTACACTCGGGCCCCTACGGTGACATTAGTTGGCGGCAATCCTACTACTGCTGTTCAAGCTAAAGCCGCAGCAGTAATTGGTGATACCAAAGTTAGAACCTTCGATGTGTCTATGAAATTTGATAGATTAAATACTGCGGGAATTTATCAATCGTTGCTTCAGACTCAGACTTTTACAGCCAGCGGAACCACGGCTGTGTTTGTTCTTGGATATGCTCCTACTAGAGATAAAACTCGAATCACAGTATTGAAAAATGATCAAGTAGTCCTAGCCAGCGAATATACTGTTAGTTTATATTATCAAACCACTGACGGTTATTCTTTATTACGCGGCAAGTTAATTTTTAATCAGGCTCCGGTTGCAGGAGATGTGATATCAGTTACATATGATAAAAATGTCACGCTTTTCGATGCGGTGAACAGGATCAATCAATTATATACACCTAGTTCAGGCATGGTTGGAAAAGAATTAAATCAGTTAATGACCGGCATCGATTTCGGCGGAGTTCAGATACAAGGTACTACATTTGATGTCACTGGTGGCTGGGACGCCCTGCCTTGGTTCACAGATAACTGGGATTCGGTTGAAACCAGTTCGGATTATTATTTCATAGTCGACGGCATAAGATCTTTTGTTGATTCCACAGCGATATATTTAAAAAATGAAATAGTAGAAGTTAATGGAATTTTATACAAAGCATTAAAAGATAGTGTTGACACTGTTGGAAACATTATTATTCCAGGTACATCAGAAGATTGGCAATTGTTCTGGGAAATATTTACGGTGAGATTGCCGTATGTTCCTGCCGCCGGACAACAGATCAATGTGTATATCAAGCGCAAAAACACCAATGTCACTGTACGGGTTGACGACGAATTTTATGCAGCTAATAATGATTCTAGTACAGGGATAAATCCTTCTGCAGAAATGCCGACATTTGTAGGTGATGGCACCGCTACTGGGATTCAAATAGGTCAATATTTGTTAGTCAACAATGAAGATACATTGATTTTCCGACCTATAGAAAGTGACGGTAGTGTTTCTATCACAGATGACAATATTTTAGATACTAACCTTAGTGGCGGTTCGCTGTCAGCAATAAGCGGTGCTTATGTCACAGCCACTGGAACAACCGCAGAAGAAATTGCCATCACAGGCGGAAAATTTATCGAACCCGATCATGTTCCGGCACCTGAAGAAAACGTACCAGGTCAAGTATTAGAGAGTGTTTCTATTAAAGTTTACAATAGTTCAGTGCCTAGTGATGCACCTTTGCAATCTAAAATAACTGTGGCCGACGGCATCGACACCAGTTATGCCATAGGTCAGACTATACTAGAATCTAAATCTGTGTTTGTATATGTGAATAATGTGCCTAAAATTTTGAATACCGACTATGTTATAGATCAACAAGATCAAACTGTACAGTTTGTCACAGCCCCTGCAGACGGATTAGTGGTAGAAATTTTATCAATCGGCATAGGCGGCCTGGGAATTTTAGATTATCAAACCTACACAGCAGATGGCAATACAGGATTATTTTTAACTAATGCCAATTACGATACTACATCTCAAGTGTTTGTCACAGTTAATGGTCTAGCGGTTGATGTGGGCTTTCGTAACAGCACAGATGTAGTAGACGCTGTTGGCAGAACATTGATAGATTTTGGTATCTTTCCATTAGCAGGTGATGTGATAAAAATTGTCTGCTTTGAAGCTACCACTGACACTGACAGCACAGGAGTATCTATAGTACAGGTAAATTCTCAAACTGTGTATTTTGAAGGTAGTACACGCAGCTTTGATATAGATGGATTCACAGAGTTAGTTCGTGGATCGGCTGTGAGTTCTATAATTGTTGAGGCCAACAATGTTGTGCTGAGAGGTCCAGATACATTATTTGCTGTATACAATGGTACTAACAATGTTTTTATACTGGGTCAAGATCCGTTGGAGTCTGGAGGAAGCATACTTCCGTCTAACATTGACGTCTACATTAACGGCATATTGAAAACATATGTTAGAGATTGGGTGTTTGATGGTCCTACAAAAGTATTAACAGTTAGTACTGAATCGTTGGTGCTAGGGGATAATATCAAAATTGAAAATGACACACGGTCGGAATACGCAATACAAGACAACAGGCTAATAATTGATTCCGCAGTGAATTTAAACTACACAGGCGATTCTACCAGTTCTAAAATAGATATCACATGGTTCAACGAATATCCATCGTTGGATATCATCGCAGATCAGACAACTGGTGGTAAAGTGCAATATCAATTGTCTAGACCTCCATTATCTGCCAGCTATGTCTGGGTTTATAAAAATGGTCAACGACTTCGACAGGAAAAGGACTATTATGTGTCTCTGCCTCGAGCAGTGGTTTATTTAAAAACAGCATCGACGTTAAATGATGATATTAAAATTCTAAATTTTAGCAGAAATGCATTTAGCCTGCCAGTGGCTTATGAGATTCACAAAGACATGTTGAATGTATATCACTATAACAGATACGTCAAAGGCACAGTGAAATTACAGAAAATTTTAAATTATTATGACAGTGAAATACAAGTAGACGATGCCACAGGTCTCAGCGCTCCGATCAGCTCGAGAAATGTTCCGGGGGTGATATCGATCGCCGGAGAACGCATTGAATACATGACCAAAAATGGTAACACATTAGGTCAGTTGCGTAGAGGCAGTCAAGGCACAGCTATTGCTGATAGTTATGCAGCAGGCACGGCAGTAATTGACGTGGGATATTCAGAAATCATACCGTACAATGAAAATCAAGAACGTACAGATTTTGTCAGTGATGGTAGCACACAATTAATAGGCCCGTTGACATACATTCCTAGTGTCGGTGCTAGAAATACATGGTACAGAGATGCCATACCTTCTACATATGGACCGTGTGATCAAATAGAAGTATTTGCAGGCGGCCGCAGACTACGCAAAGATCCACAGAGTGTTTGGATAGAAGCCAACGGTGCTTACAGCCCAGAAGCTGATCAACTACAAGAAGCTGAATTTAGTGTAGACGGCGCTACAGCTTTTATAAGACTCACAACTGCATTACCTGCAGGTACACGAGTGAGTGTGCTAAGACGACAGGGTAAAACCTGGTATGAGAGAGGTGATATTACCGCCAGCAAAGGTATACCATTGCCAGATAACAACACTGCAATAGCTAGATTCATTAGCGAAAAGACCACGGCACTGCCTGAATAAATACATGATGATGGAAACACAAGAGAATAATATGTCAAAAAATCCAGATACAGCACCACAGAATTCTGAAAACAAACCCAATGAAACCGGCGGATTTCACTTCGAAGGGCATATCAAAATACTTGATCCTGAAACCAAACAAGTGTTTGTAGACAAACGCAACGCCATTCATTATGAAAATATGAGCGTAGCCATGGTAAACAGTCTCAGTAATCAAGGATACGGTACAGTATATCGAATGATTTTTGGCACAGGCGGAACCACAGTAGATCCCACGGGGCTTATCACATATCTCACGCCCAACACAGTGGGAGTAAATTCCAGCCTATATAATCAAACCTATCAAAAAGTAGTAGATCAGAATGCTATTGAAAATCAAGATCCAGTGAGAAACAAGATGGAAATCCGTCACATCAGCGGTGCAACCTACAGTGATATTTTGATCACTTGCCTGTTGGATTATGGCGAACCTTTAGGCCAAGAAGCATTCGACAACAGTGTCGATATGAATGGCGAATTTGTGTTTGATGAATTGGGATTGCAGAGTCTAGGACCTAACGGCACTGAAGGAAAATTACTCACGCATGTGATATTTCATCCTGTGCAAAAATCATTGAATAGACTATTGCAGATTGACTACACTATACGTGTGCAAAGCCTAACTGGTTTCACTGAGGTATAATCATGCCATACATAGTTAACTTCACTGATAAAGAAAATAAAAGTCCGCTGACAGTGTTCGATAATACTTCCAGCACAGATACCACATTGACATTTCCTGGACGTAACGTTACTGGATATGGACAGATCATTGCAGAGAATTTTTTAAATTTGTTAGAAAATTTTGCATCACCTAACGAACCAGTTAATCCCATAGAGGGCCAATTATGGTATGACAGTGTTAATGGCACAATGATGCTGTGGGACAATACTGATTGGAAAGCAGCATCTGGTATACAAAAAGGCGTTAGTCAACCTGCAGTCGAAGACAGCAAAGTGGGCGAATTATGGGTTGATACTACCAACCAACAATTGCGAATATTCACAGGCACTAGATGGATTTTAGTAGGCCCGGTTGAAAGCACGGTGGACGGTTTGCGGTATGGTCCAGTGATTGAAAGAGTAGCTGATTCTGACAACATCAATAGATTTATTTTGATATTTTACATAGCTGATATTCCAGTAATCGTTTTCAGTAAGGACAGCTTTACTCCTAAAACCATTATTTCTGGATTTAACACTATACGAGCGGGCATCAACATCAATGCTCCTGCAACAAGTCCCGAGATAGCAAATTTTGTTGGCGGATTTTTGCCAGTACTCAACGGCACAGCTCGCAATGCACAGGCATTATCGGTAGGTGGCATCGAAGTCGAAGCTGGTAAATTTCTCAGAACCGATGTAATAAACACCACAGATTTTGGATTGAATGTAAGAAACAACAACGGTATCACCCTGGGTATAGACGGTGCGTTTAGTTTGTCTGCTTCAGCTACTGCGGCCAAAATCTATAATTCTGCAGCCGGTAGTTCCATAGACATACAAACTAATAGAAACGGTATACCTTCTACGATCATTAAGGTAGTTGACAATAGAGTAGGCATTAATCAAGCTAATCCTGCTCAAGCACTAGATGTTGACGGCAGTGCAGTGTTTTCTGGATCATTGATAGTCAACAACACAACTGAAAGCACTAATTTCAGCAACGGCAGTATCAGAACCACAGGCGGCATGGCCGTCGCCAGGAACCTCATAGTAGGTAGTGGTATAGATGTTACAGGCACACTCCAGACAAATATTGTGCAGC